ACAACTGTGGCACTAGCCTTCACAGCCTGTGTTAGCCGCCTCTCAAAGATTCCTCGTGTATCCATCTATTTTTTACCGGATTTTGTTGGCTTTTCTTCTTCTTCCAAAGGTTCCAAAACAAAACCTTGTTCGATTAAAGCATCACGCACAGAATCATCATCGGTATATTTAACTTCGTTTAGTCGGATTAAGCGATATTTCTCCATAGTTACCCCCTATTAAGCGCCAATATTTGCCCATACAGCAGCTAAACGCTCATTTGGAACCCAAACGTCATGGAACTTGCGATAATCCATCGCCCATGCGTTTGCCTTTTGATATGTCATTGGATCAAAGATGCGCATTGTGTCTGTTTTAGAAACAGCGATTGGACTTCTGCGGCTCATGATAATCCAGTTCACACCTTTTGCAGCTGTGTCAGCCTTGAAACCACCGGCCTCTTGGCCTGTTGTTTTACCATCTTGGAACACGAACGCAGATTTCATGCGGTCGGATGTAACATTGATAATTGGAATATCGTTGTACATCTTAACTCGTGTATTGATTGCACCATGTTGGAATTGAGAAACATCAACTTGTTTTGCGAATTTCTCATTGTTGTTCAACAATTGTTGTGCTTTGTAGGACATGAGAATAACCAAATCATTAGCATCGCCAATAATGTCAAGGATGTTGTACAAGTCAGCATCTAACTTTTTCAACACATCAGCCTCAGCCGGATTGTATTGAGTTACTTTGTTGGCCTGTTTTGCCAATGCTGTGATTTTAGAGATACGATATGCATCAACTTCCGGAATCACACGAGTGCGTTGGAACTCTGCCATCACTTTTGTTGCGTTTGCTACGAAGTTGGATTCGTTCACAGTCATTGCATCCAATGTGAATTGTCGACCACGGTCTTGTGTCATGTTGTAGTCTTTGTAGGATAAGGAAACAGTACCTTTGTTATAACCTTCTTCTCGGTCATATGCTGCCAAGCCTTGCATGGACAATGTTGGGATTTTTACTGTATCGCCGCCATCATAAACAACATCACCGGCATTTACTTCCATAAAGCCTGTTGCTGCCTCCATCACCATTTGTTGGTCTAAAACTGTCTGAAAATTCTTTGCTGCCTCAATTGTGTTTAAAGCCATAATTCACCTCATATTGTTTGTAAAATAGATTAGCTTTTTGGCGGTTCTACACCGGCCAATTTAAACATTTCAGCGAGTTGGGAATTGCCACCCATTGCACCACCGCTCGCACCACTTCCGGCTTGTTGATTGGATTTAACTGCCCATGTTTTCCCTTCGAGATACGCAGAAGTGCATTCCTCGATACTACCGATAGAACCATCTTCCTTTGTCCATCCATAGGAACCATCTTCTTGAACCTTAATTTGTGGAGTGATTAGCTTGGCCAATTCTTGTGGATCAATCGCATTCGCTTTTGTTAGTGCTGCAATCGTTTGCGCACTAATTTCGGAATTTGTACGCTTTTCAATCTCTTCAAGGCGAGCCTTCTCGGATTGCTCATTCTTTTCCATAAGCGTTTTCACTTGCTTTTCAAGTGCAATGAACTCCGGACTCTTATCACCCTTGTGTGCCTCATACTCTTCGACCTTACCCTTTAACTCATCACGTGCTGAGGTTAGTTCGGTAATGGTTTTCTCGAATTTGAGGCGGTCGGATTTGGCACCCTCGTTGATGCGAGATATTTCGCCTTTAAAACCTTCAACAAGTTCCTTTCCACCTTCGAGATTTTCTAATTTGCTGTACAATTCTGCTAAACTCATGTTTCTTTCTCCTTTTCAACATGAAATTTGCCATCGTTCGGCTCCCCTAATTGATGGCAATATAAAAGGCCTATGAGTTCGCTCTCATAGGCCTGTAGGTCTAAATATTTGATTTTTTATCCGGCTCACGCAATTGGAATGGCTCATCATTCCAACCCCTCGCCAATGTAGTCCATGATGTTTTGCCTTTAGCCACTAACTTGCGACCTTCAACACCCAATAACTGCTCTTGATGTTGCTCTGATAGAGTATCGATATAAGCCTTACCGCCTTTTTCAATATTCTCGTGTGCAGCATCTATATCCACCTCGAAATCATATACAGGATGGCATAAGCACATACAATGAGGATGTGCCGGCAATCGTGGGAATTTATCTTTAGGATAGACACCTTTGCCAAGTCCATATAAGTCCGCATTCGCATAGAAATCGCAGATATCATATCTTGGATGTCTACTTCCTAACTTCCATTTCAAGGCTACTACATCAGGATCATTCATATATCGGCTCATCTGCCCATCAGCATATGCCCTCGCATTCTCTGTGCGAGCAATACGCTCGGCATGGTATCGAGCCTTCTCTTGAACAGCCACTTGAATTGCCCTGTTGAGGTCAATTGTGTTCCCATCTTCAACTGCTCGTATTACATCAGAATACGCAGCACGAAGGGATGGTGTAGTGTTCTGCTCAACTTTCCTTGCCGCTTGCCTAATGGTACGCTCGAAGGCTTGTTGACCTTCCTCATCGTTCCATTTAGGTCGCTTTAAGTTCTTTACTTTATTGACTACTTCCGGCAACTTGGCGAGTGGTATCTTACCACCATAGCCATATCCATCGAATATTGCCCTTGCGGTTTCGATATTACTCTTGCCTTGTTTAATTGCCTTCTTAATCTCAGCAGCCACATCCTTCCTCACTTGTGGTGATTTACCATGTAACCGCTCAGATAGTGTCAATTTATCGTGAGTCCATGCTTTCTGCATCGCCAATGAGATTGCCTTAGTTGAATATGGCATCTTATTTCGCTTTGCCCTCTTAGGGATTAGAACACTATGGAACCCACGTTTGAAATTATGCACCAAATTAGCCTGTAGAGGTGCCTCTAACATTTCCATAATAGGAAAGTCCTTATAGGCGATTTGAACAGCCATATCGACCGAATATCCTAATTCGATTAATTCCTTGACCATCACCTCAAAGGATTCTAAGGCCTCATTCAGCGTTTGGCTCGTTGTTTGGTTCGCCATCGTCATCACCTAATGGATTATCAAGGTTTAGTTTTGAGTTCGCTTTATCTTGCTCACGTTCAGCAGCAGACTTCTCAGCCTCGCCGATGATGGAGTCCTTAACCTTTTTATCAAGGTTTGGCATATAGCTATCAAGAACTCGTTTCAAGATTTCAATATCGAATGTCGAGGATTCAAATTCAAGGTCTTTCGCCTGTTGGGCCTGTGTTAGTGATTCGGTAACATCATTTACCTTGAAATCCCTCGGATATTCGCACTTATAATTTACATGATCATTGCTCCACAATTTGTAGAGTTCGATAATATCCTTCTCTGCCTCTTCACATTGAACAGAGAAATCAGATAATCGCTGATTAGTACGCTCGAAATCCCATTGCTTGGCAACACCACTCTTGGCTTGCTGCACACCAATCACAGAATCGATGCCGCTCATTCGATACATTTCATTGATGAGTTTATCAATCTGAGCCATCAACACCTCTGCCGGCCCTTTATCCGGAGCAATATAATCCGGAGCCTTATTCGACTCTGCCGGATAACCTAACAAATTATCTGTACCAATAGTTATATCTTGCAATCCGTTGTGGTCAACCGGCATTGTGAGGATTGAGAATGTTTGATTGTAGAGTATTTGAGATAATAAGGAACCCAAATTATAGACATGGGCATTTGTTTTGGCAATGGATAGGAACTCCGGTGGCGGCAGCATATCAATCTTGCGAGATGCTCTACCGAACCATTGAACGATTGGGATTCTGCCAATGTTATGTTCACCACTAGCTATGACCTTGCCACCCAACTCCTTAATCACCCAAGAATTAGGTGTCCATGTATGCATCCTTGTAATCTTGGAGCCATCAGAGTTGAACAGATTGGATGTATAAGAGAAAGATTTCAACTTCCCACTATCATCAAATTCGTAGTTCGCCACATTCTTAGGTTCAACAGCCGTGAGATATGGCATATTTCTGCTCGATAAGTTATCAGCTAATGTTTCACCGAACTCGCTCACATTGTCTACAACGATATACATCACACCATACAACTTGGCCATTGTGGCATTCTGTCTGATGAACTCTTGCAGCGTAGTGCCTTGCCGGTCTACATTGTGAAGGAACTCATCGAACATTTGGGATTTATTGTATTCCCTTTTGATATCATCCTTGAATATCGGATCTACAGAGGCATTTAGGATTGGGCCTGTGTAGTTTAGATAGTAGGCAATACTTCGTCTAAATTGAATAGACTGCGAACTCTCACGAGTGTGGGCCGTGATTGCACTACCATTGGCGAACATCCCACTACCATAATATGCATCGTGCAGCAGTTCATATTCACCACTTCTTGAATTAGAAAATTCTGTTGCCATTCAATATCCTTTCTAATTAATATTAATCCGGCCGCTCTTGATTTGCGGTGCATTAATCTTCTCGGCAATACCGGTTAGGGAATCCGGAGCATCATCATGAGCATTCTTGCCTTCCCTTTGGTATTTCATTACATCACTCGCAAATTGAGGCCATCTATCTCGCCAATTGCGAGGGAAATATATATGATTCATCACCCATGTGGCATTGGATTGAATACGAGCAATCTTATTGCCACTTTGATGGAATGCATTTATAGAACATTTGTTCGAATTGTATTTATTAAGCAATATCTCACGCACATTGCGGCTGAACCCTCGCCCACCATTATTGGACTCGATATCAGCCACATTCACATTGTTGCGATATAACATATCAGCTACTGCCGGCTCCGTGATTTCCATCGCATCCTTTGTGTAGATGATATCCAATACATATGCCTCGTTGTTGTACACCCCATATGTGATGCTCGATAGATAATCGCTGCCGGTGTCTGCTGTATCTGTGTAATTCTTAATGCACGAGAATACAGGGTTGCCATTCACATCCACAGGAATCTCATCATAGGTGAGAATTTGCGGATATAAACAGCCTTTCAAATCGATAGGCACTTGCTGATAGTTGGCACTTGCGATATCTTCACCCATCGCCCTCACCTTAGATTCGTAAGAGGCTTTAGATAGTACTTCCTCGCATAGCATCGAGCCATCATCTTGCAATGCCTTCATGGTGATTACTTTGGCTTTAAATAATGGATCATCCTTAAAATGCGCAATTGCCCTTCCGGCCAAGTCATCAGACGCCCAACGTGTCATGATGATGATTATCTTGCCGCCTTCCTCTAATCGTGAAAGCATCGTATTAGTGAACCAATCCCAATGCCCTTCCTTGATGTTGGCATTATAGGCCTCTTCACTATTCTTGATAATGTCATCGATAATCATAAGCGAGCAGCCAAACCCTGTTGCAGTACCGGTTGGCGATGTAGCTAGGTAAGAGTTATTCTGACCTTCAATGCTCCATAAGTGAGCCTGTGCATCACCTACAGCCACTTTAGTGAATGGGAACACATCCGAGAATACTGTGATATTGTCATCAGCCTTTGCCTCTTGAATAGAGTTCCTAACAGATTTACTGAACATTTTGGATAATGTTTCATTGTATGAGCCTGTCATTATCTTCGCTGATGGATTATTCCCTATATGCCATTTAGTTAGCATCTGCGCTGTTCTACTCTTGCCATGTCGAGGTGGCATATTCATGATCAGCACATTATATTCATCACCCTCTATGAAAGACTGCAACTCATTACACAACTCAACGAGATAGGCTCTATCCTTCCGATAGAAATCACCGGCCATTAAGTGGCAAAAATAAAAGAACTCCCTTCTTGCGAGTTCCTTCTTTGCTGCTTGTATAATCTTTTCCTTATTCATCATCAATCAGCGCCTTTATATCAGCTGTATCGATTCCATCAAACGGATTATTCACTTCAATGTTGGCATCGACTTTCTTAGAATCTCGCCATACTTCCGGCTTGCGGTTCTTTAGCCAAAAGATTAAGGATGTAGGATTCGGAGCCATGTCCTTTGTTACCCTCTTCACTTCCACAATCTCGCTCTTACCACTTTCCTCATCATCGATTCTCACGCTTGTAACTTCATCATAGCTATATCCTAATGCACTTTTAAGCAATGCATTTTCCACTATGATATCAACTACTTCCTTGCCTCTTTTAATGGCATCGTTAAACTTAGGGTATCTCTTCTTCCATTCGTAGAGAGTGCCTATGTGAATGCCTATATTGTGAGCAATCTGAACATCAGTCAATCCATCTCTTGCCCATCCCTCTAACCGAAGAAGGTTATCCTCTTCAAGCCATTTCTTATATAGTCCTTTTCGACCTGTTTCATATGTCTTTTTCTCCTTCACACACTCACCCCCATTCATGGAAATATGTAATTGAACGCAAAAATACCCCATATCGGCGGTTGTAACCGATACAGGGTATCTTCGCAGTATGTGTCGTTAAGAAAGGAGGATATAAATGAAACGTGTAATTCACCTATCACCAATAACATTATAACTCTATTCAAAAGAGGTGTATATGAACACTTTTTGAAAGATTTCTATTGTATACAATCTTTTATAAAGCATAGGCTCCGAAGAAGTAAATGGCTAAATCCTCAGTTGCTGCATTTAGCCAATTATACACATTCCTTTCGCTCGTGCCACGCTTTTCAGCAATTTCAGAGATACTCAGACTATCGATATACCTATCATGTACGCAATCATAATATGGTCTATCCATTTTGATGCAGTATTCTTTGTATACCTTCATCATCTCATCGATGTGGTAAATAATAAGTTCAGTTCTTCGCTTACTCGCTAGAATTGACTCTATTTGAAGGAACCCCTTGCGATTGAACACTTCATATAGTACCGCTTGCAAGTCAGATGGTGTGAGTGTTTCTTCACTCTTAGCAATGGCATTCATGCAATGCTGTTTCATTGCTACATATCCCTCTAGCAGCACAACTGTATTTTTGACCGCTCTCTCATTGCGTTTAGCCAACATATCCTCATTATGCTTTCGATACACCTCGATTGCTGTCTGTGTTGCCACTTTCACAATCTTTGATAGTTCTTCATCTGATATTTTAAATGGTTCCGGTTCCGGTGGTTTAATATATCCCATTCATTCACCCCCAAATCAGATGTACACCATAGCTGAATAGCAATATAGTAGCCAATACACCCACGATGCTCGCAATAAGCATAAACACCATAACCATTATACTAATTCGATTCACCATTTTGTGATGATCACTTATTTGTTTCTCAGTCAAATTCTTCACTCCCTACTAGCACCGGCCTTCCATTACTCTTCACCTTATATTCGAGTTCCCTTATTAATCTAACCCCATCAGGCATTCGACCATTTCTGAGCAGCCATTGGAGTGCCAACCGGTTCATGCCGGCATCTAACTCCTCACGCTCTTTTGATGTAATCAACTTTACAACTTTAGTGTCGCACAATTCATCTCTCGCCTGTTCCTCGATAGTTGCGATAAATTCCTTGCTTACGCTTGAAACATTAGGGAACCATTGATGACACTCAGCCAAATAGAATGTATCTCGCCCACACTTTTTGGCCATTTTAAGACCGGCCTCTTTAGCTTTCGCAAGGCCTATAATCTCTTTATCCCTAGTCCATTCAACGCAGCCACAATCAAGATATGGCACATATGTTGTATTCATGGCGCACCACCTTCCGCCAATCGAATCTCGTAAGCCTTAGCCACAGTATTGCAGACCGCATCTTTTACATCCTTGCTCCACGAAGTTCTTCCGCCTGTATACACATAAGCATCGCCATTCTCGTATTTGGCAAAATGAAGTGGATACCATATCCCACCATCATATAACTTCGCATATACAGGTGTATCAGTTGCGACCTTGCTCCAATCTGTAATACCTAGATACTTGCCGATATCAAGAAAATTCGGTTCATTGAAATCCGGCAGCATCTCTGATACAGCATCAAGTCGATGGTATTCATCACGCAATAATGTGGAACCATCTTTTTGTTGCTCCGGTTTCTTCTCCACACCTACATAACCAAATATATCTCCTAGATAAACTATATATTTGATTCCTTTATCATACAGTTGTTTAAGCAGCCACTCTCTGCCTTCTCGATTTGATATCATACTAACCCCCTAGTGTCGGACATTCACATTCCCATCTATAATTTTCGAATCTATGTTGCTTATAAAAAACTTCATCGCCATTTGAATTGTATTCAAACTCCTCTGCAAAGTTAAGGTTACACTCATAGCACTTCCCTCTAATATCTATATGATACTTCTTGGCGAGTGCTGAATAATCGTGCTTATCAATCTGCCATGCGTGTTTTACTTTAGCAACAAATATAACAAAGTTTTCATTTATTTCGACATCACTCGTTGCATCCGGTACATCATAAGTGCTTATATACGCACTATTCATAGATTCGAACCAAGCAGCATATGGCGGCATATTCGGTTCAACTATATCACCATCGATTGTAGGCAATGATCCATCGAACTCACCTTTGATGAAATTACATATCTCTTCCGGTGTGCCTCTGAACTTAACCCAACCTTCACACCAATTTGCCATTTATATCACCTCTATTTCAAATGTACTTGCAGCACTCTTTCGACTTTTCTCAGATGAGGGATAGGATTATTTACATATATGATGGAAATAATATCACTTGCCTCGAATACTCTGTATATATCACGCTCTTTTAATCTTATGAACGTGCGATAATGCCTTTCATCGGCTATCATCTTGGCATATGCCACAGCATTCTTTAGTTGGTCATTATCTATTCCCTCGATGCAAGTTAAAGTCAACTCCGGCCTTCCAACAGGAACATCTCTGATCATGAACTCTTCGATACCATATTTCCATAAATCGCTAACACTCAGCATCAAAAATCACATCCAATCATCACGCTAGATGCAGCGGCTACAGCACCGGAAATCACCATTACGGAGAATGACCGGCACACAGCTTCGAATCCAACTCCAAACAATCCTATCAGCCACAACATAATCGCAATGCACATTGATGCAAATGCAATTAGAGATATAATCACAGCTATCGCACATATAACCGCTGCCAAATCTTTCATATAATCACCCTTTCGTGTTTAACCTTTCCAATTTAATCCCTGTATTTAAAAGGCGCTTTCTTACAACTGTGAATGACATATCGCATTCCGCTGCGATTTGTCTAATTGTTAAGCCGCTATTTCTTAACTTAATTAGAATATCAATATCTACGTTATAGCGGTTTTTCTTTCTAGGCTTAATCTGTAAGCCTAGTTCTTTCAATGCAATGTCAGGACTTTTGCGGCCATATATGCAAGCACCAAGAGCCAACCAATTGCCAACATATTCCAATTTCATATATCCCCTCTAATACAATTTTCTATATTTAAACCTTCGAGCAATCCGCCCATCTTTATGTTTCATATAAGCGACCATATCGCCATCGAAATTCTTGATAACTCGTTGCGCTGCGATATATCCGCTATATTGGATATAGGCATCACATTTACCATGACACCCCACTTCTCTAAACTTGCAATCCTTACATGGTGATTTTGACATATATCATTCACCATCGCTCTCCAATTGCTCGATTTTATCTAATAGATCAAACACCTCATCACTTGTTAAATATCCAATCACATCATCTGTGATTGGTGTGTCATAACAAAGTTCATCATGATGCAATACCGCCAATTCATAAGGATGTTCATCATCACAATAAGCAATTCCACCGGTAATTACAGATGCACCATATCCGTTATCAAACCCAAATCTCCATTGTGCGCCATCCATTCGCTCAATATATTTCACTAATCCATTATGATTTTCAAAGTCCTTTTTGTTTTCCATGTTTACACCTTTTTTATCCCTTAAAAAATACCAACCATATTGTTTTGCCCCTACGTTGGCCAATTATCGGCTTACTAGGTAGCAGTTTTTTAACCATCGAGAATGAAACTTGCTCTTCGTTCCATTTGAATATCATAGTTCCGTTCGGCTTTAACACTCGCCAACACTCTTCCAAGCCTTGTTTTATATCTTGTTGCCATTCGCCTTCTAACACACCATATTTCAATTTCAAAAATGATGTTTCTCCGGCATGGAGCAGATGCGGTGGATCAAAAATAACTAAATGAAAAGATTCATCTTCAAATGGCATATTGCGAAAATCACCAACTACATCCGGATTCACATTTAAACTTCTGCCATCACACAGCGTGGTTTCTAGCGTTCTTTTGTCCATAAAAATCGCATCTTCAAATTCCTTCTCAAACCAAAACATCCTCGAACCGCAGCAAGCATCTAAAACCTTCATGATTTCTCCTATAACTAATCAGCTTTATTCTGTACTTCTCATCATCTATTCACCCATTTCATACACCCTATCCGCAAATAATACATTTGTGCTTTAGGACTTAAAGGGTAAGCATCTTTCCTAGCTTTCGCTCGTTTCACAAACCCACCAAACTCATATATATTCCCTCTAAAATCAAAGCTGTCGATTTCATCAATCAAAATTAATCCGGCATCACCGATCATTGATTTAATTTCATCACAATGTGCATCATATAAACTTCTTGGAATTGCGTAATAAAGATATTTAACATTCTCGCAATCATGATATCTTTTCTTTTTAAAGTCATTCCTAAAATCTTGAATGCTTGTTTTTATCTCAATCTCTGTCAAATATCTTGTTTTCAAATCGAAGTATATGAAATCTGCCTCATACTCCGTTTTTCCTACGCAGTACATATTTACGTTTGGGATGCATATCTTTTTCAAAAATAAATGTCTGCCTAACACATATTGAATATCTGTTTCGTTCATATCATCGCCCTGTACTACCAAATCCACCCTTGCGGCACTCCTTGATATCGTCTGCATCATTTACAGTTGTGCCATATGGTGTGAATATCCCTTGAACTAATCTTTCGCCTTCCTTCACATAAAATGGAACCTTGCCCATATTAATGAGAGGAATCATAATGTGTCCTTCATTCTTCTCATTGTTGTAATAGTCAGCATCGATGATGCCTTGACCATGAATGAGGCACACCTTATTATTGATTGCTACGCTGCTGCGCATATGTAGTCCTAGATATTTATCAGAATCGATTTGGCATTTCAACCCTGTAGGCACTAGAACCACATCAAATGGATTTATCACCATGTTTGCAGCTGCACAGATATCATATCCGGCACTTAATTCACTTTGTCGAGTTGGCAACTTAATGCCTTTATGTTTGTAAGCCTCTACGATTTCAAATTTGTTCGTTTTTTCGTTTCATCTCCCTATTTCTAGCTGCTAACTTATTGCCACACGCTCTGCCACAGGTCAACTTTGTGGATGACTTGTATGGAACATCAAACACCGCTCCACAGATTACGCAATGGCGAGTGGTGAAAGGGATGATATCCCCTTTTCTGTTGTTGAATTTATATCTAACCGGTGTGAGATGCGTTTCACTCATTGGTGTGTCATTCCATACCGGCAAATGTTCCAAGAAGTTTGGAATCTTATTTCTAAAACGATCATGCACCGCTTTTCCGGTTGTAATAGTCATGTGTGTGGTTTCCTTTCCTCTAATCCTCAACTATCATGAGGCGCTGACTGAGGTCTACTTCATTGAGATATATCTCTTCAACCCCTTCAATATCATGGACTTCCGGACAATCGATGCTGATGTAATCATTCAAATCCCTTTCGATTTCTTCTGCCTTGCAATGTGCTGCCTCTAATGATTCGGCACGAACTACAACATCAACATCGAGTGTGCCTCTGTATCTAACACGAAATTCATTCATAATTTGAATCCTTTCTTTCTGTAATCCAAATAAGATATAGAGGTGGGATATCGTTTTTTCTTCGATATCCCCTTTTTCTTTGGCTTGCTCACCTTTGGCTTGTTGGTGGTGTCGCACCTTCTTGCCTTTAGTTGTTGCAATACACTTTCATCGCTCGCTGCATCGATGGTAATCTCCACACGAGGGTTTTCTTTGTCGAACCCCACTATATGGGAGCCATTATAGTCGGCAATCCACATATCATCTGAGATTATCGCTGCATCTTGCAGAATGTCGCTTGTGGCTTGTAGTAATCCAACGAGATCCGGCCAATTTTTCCAATCTGCTAAATAGTAGCGGCAACAGATTGAGATAGGCCCATCATAGGACTTCAAAAGGTTAAGATTGTTTAGCTGTTCTAACGCTATTTTTTGATAACTTGAAAATGCTTTTGATGGTATGAGTTTCATGTTATTGCCAATCTTAACGATTCGACTTCCGTTCTTTTTGGTTCGTGGCGAACCATAAATCACTACTTCCACATTGCACCTCTATATTTCTGCTTTAATTTTCTAATTCTATACCCCAAATTTAACCGCTGAGGCTCGTCTAATGTTTCCCTCGATAGAATTATCATGGAGAATATTAACTCGCCTTATAGAGCGTTTAAATCAATTGAGCGGTTTATCCACCCCCTTATCAAACTCACCGGTGATTTCAGCGAATTTTTTATCAAGTTCCTCAATGCCATCAACACCGGCCTTCGCTGCTGTGAATCCAAGCGCCATTTCATCGAAGAATTGTTTCTTATCTGAATCATCAATCATTGATTCGAATATCACCTGTGTGGCTGCTGCGCACAATGCTATAGCAACTGATGTGGCACTTTTCCATTCGCCTTCTTTGTATTTGATTCGTAGATTGTGATTCTTTTCTTTAATTTTGATTTTTCTCATCTGTGGGATGCTCCTTTGAATATCGCCTCTTCATATTCACCTCTGAGGCGGTCATAAATGCGTTGGCTGTAATGATCTTTAGTCCAACTATCGCTGTAATTCGTTGTTAATACGATAGGTTTCATTCGGTTGTAGCGGTCTATGATGATGCTCTCAACCTTTGCTGATACCCATTCCGATTTGGAGTATTCTGCCCCAAAATCATCGAGCAGCAAGAGTGGTATATTCCGCAGCTTTCTCTCGTAGTCCATGAAGGCCACGTTATCGCCCTTGGATAACGTGAGCATATTATCCAAGAGGTTCGGCATTGAAATCATCATGCCGCCTTTGCCCATGTCAATCGCTCTTTTAAGCACACTCACCGCAATTGATGTTTTCCCTGTGCCGGCCGGCCCTCTGAGGATTAACCCCTTTCCGAAATCAAGATTGTATTTGAGGTTATCCGCATAAGCCTTCACGATTGCATAGGCATCTTTATTTTCTGCCGGAAATGTTCCGTGTTCACGCAGCCAATCAAATGACATGGTTGCATAGCGTTTGGGGATGCCGGCAAGGTCATAGGCTTTTGATTTTTCATCACGAACCACTATCGGACTTTCATAAATTGGTTGATAGAACTCATACTCAGGTTCCGTGAACCCTTGCTGATTCTTTATCCCAATCGACTTGTTCATCTTTTTTCGCAGACTTTCGATCATCTGCGTAGGATTGTATTTTTCTATTTTTCAACACCCCTTCAATGTATTTCACATTGGCGGTTCCCTTCTCTTTGGCCACTTCCAATGCACTCAATACTTCATCGACACCATATTCAAGAACTAGGCTTTCTAAAACTTCCATTAAATAAGAAGAGATATCACCAAAATTATTCAACCAATTATTGAATACAGGCTGCATGAAACTCTTTTCTTTACTTTTATTTACTTTATATTTACTTTCCTTTATATTTTCTTTTCTTTTCTTTACTTTACTTTGTTGCATTTCGGCACTCATTAATTGAGTTTCTGTAGACATAATGTCAACATTAACTGAGTTATTGTAATCATCATGTAAACAGTATGCAGTCAATAACATGGGTTTCTTCCTTCTTTCTGTTATCTTAATGTAGCGACTTTGTATTCCTTTTGAGGTCAATATTTGATGCTGCTTATACATATCGGCGGAAAATAAATCAACCTCACACGCTTTTTCGATAACAGCAGCCACAATCTCGACACTTGTTCTTGTATCAAATGCAATGAGATTAATCTCATCATCAGTAACCTTCATAAAGTAACCTTCATCTTTGTAGATATTGGTTAAAATGTAGATGATTACAGCA